GCAGTAGGCGTCCTGACGGCTGACGATATGCGCCGCGTCATTGAGGAGGCGGTCAATCGTGGCGCAATGGCTGGCTGGGCCTGCGCGATGCGCACCAATCAGTCGGTGCAAAAGCAAAACCAGATTTCGCTTGAGGTGGCTCCTGCTGCTTGGATCGGCGAGAACGGAGTCGGGTTTAAATATCTGCGCTGGAAGAAGCCCGGCAATGTGCATGTTCCTCCAGTACCTCTCTACAAAAAATCGGCATCACCCAATGAATGATCCCTTTGATTGGCGCAACTACAAGCCAACCATCAGCCTCAAAGACCTTGAGACGTCTCGGCGTGCAGCGTATCAAGCCAGCCGCGTGGTCAATCAGAAACGCCTTGCCGGTGTAGAGCCTTCGCTGCCCTACTCGGTGCGCACAGCAGCTCATCTCGCGGCGCTTCCTAAGCAGATGACCGTCGAGATGCCGAAGATGATTAAGTACCGCCAGAAGAGGGGACGCAAATGAGTATCGAAGCAATGAAGCAGGCGCTGGAGGCGCTGGAGACATTAGCCCGTTATGAAAACCCTGAAACTAGAGTGCAAGTCAGGAAGCCTAAAGACGGCGGCCCGATTGTGACCATGTACCCGCATAAAGTTGCAATCGATGCAGCAAACGCCCTGCGCACCGTCATCGCAGATGCTGAGAAGCAAGAGCCGGTGGCGTTTGCGGCTGAAATCGTAGCGGATGTTAACGGAACTTTATCAACACGGTGGGCAGACTGGTGGACGCCGAATGAGGGAGACAAACTTTACACCACCCCACCCGCAGCACAGCGGCCTTGGGTCGGGCTGACCGATGCTGAGATCGCAGAGTGGGACTATGACGTACGCGATGTCGTCATGGACATCGAAAAGCTGCTCAGGGATAAGAACACATGACCCACAAAGAAATCGTAGAGCTTTGGCGCAAGCACCAAGAGGTACATGAATTCGCCCAGGCAGTCGAGGCTATCGTTCGGGCCGATGAGCGCGAGGCGTGTGCGAAGGTGGTGGAGGCCAGTCCATCGTATGACTGGCATCGCTTTGCCTGTGAAGCTGCCGCCGCCATCCGAGCAAGGGGGCAAGTATGAGCAAACTCAAAACCCTGACCATCCCTGACCACCACAAGGTGCAGGCCAAAGCGGTGCTAAACGAGGCAATTGACGAGTTGCCAGATTCTGTGATCGTGCTGTGCTTCTGGAAAGACCGGGGCCAGTTCAAGATCAAGACATCGACAGTGCCTGACCGGCTTACCCTGATCGGTGCGCTGGAGGAGGCGAAGAACAAAGTCATTACGGATGGGTATGCATCATGAAGCCATTGAGCAAGCTACATGCAGAGGCCGTTGCCAAGGCAAAGACAGACAATGAGAAAGTCAAAGCCGCAGCGGTTGCCATGATTGAAACGCCGATGGAGATGATCCGCGCCATCTTGCTCAAGCACGAGCAAGCGGTCATTGAGGTGATGAAGGAATTGTCTGAGGAGCGTGATCGTGCGCTTGAACTACTGCGCCGAGCAGAGACAGAGATGCGCTACGCAGGATGGAACAAGTACGAGTCCGACAACAGCGCCCGCAACGGCGTGTACGAGCAGATCGTGGGGTTTTTGAAATGACCAGCGAATACAACTTTCAAAAAGCACGAGAGGCTTGGGGTGATGCGAATCCGCCGACAAACTATGGTACCTATAACGACGGTGTAATGGCCGAGCGTAATCGCATCGTCAACCTACTGTTGATTCAGCACGAAGCCGCCAAAGACTGCCACAACTATTGGAAGGTAGCAGCGGAGTTAGTTCAGGCAGACGTTGGGAGTAATACATGAATGATGGATTTCTTGCTGTAATGTGGACACTACTGGCATTACTTGTGGTGTACCTGATTTGGATAGTCACAACAGCGTCAATCATAAAAGACTGCCGAACAATAGGCCAGTTTCGCGTTGAGGGCGCCGTGTTTGTTTGCGAGGAGAAAAAAATATGAGCAACTTTCACGCACGAGTCAGCGAAGTCACGATTGAGATGGACGGATTACACATCACAACCGTATCAGCACCAGACACAAAAGAAGCAGCGCCAGATGAGGCGCAGATTGGCGACTTTCACATGAGCCTGTTTACAGCAGCGGAATGGATCGAGCTTTCATGTTTGATTGAAACAGCCATTCGTGATGTAACGGCGGATGCAACCATTAAAGCAAGGGGGCAAGCATGAAAGAAGACATCACCCGCATGGCGCGGGAGGCTGGATATCAGCACCCTGATGCAGTAGGCGCCTGTGAAGATTTTGCCTATTTTGACCTTGAACGCTTCGCCGCCATCGTCGCCAACCTATGCGCCGAGATCGCCGACGAGGCCGAGCCGTACCAAGCAGCCGACCTAATCCGCAAAGCATTCACATCAGACACATGCCCGCCGTGTAATGGCAAATGCAGGCAGGGGCGCGACTGCCCAGAAAGGAAGGCGTAATAGATGCAGACAAGCAAGCGCGTCAGGCAGGTGCGGGAGCTTCTGCGCGAGTTCAGTGATGGTCTAACCGTCAACGAAATCCTGGACATGGTGCCAGCAATAGATCAGTCGCATCTGTCGCGCATTCTCAGACAGATGCCGGACTCCTACATCGACCGATGGACGAATGGAAGCAACAGCAGAACGCACAGAGCCGTCTGGTGCGTGGTGGTGCCGCCAGAGGATTGCCCGAGGCCATATCGAACTGAGAGCGAAATGAAAAGGGGACGCAAATGAGAGACGAGATCAAAGACGACGAACGCCAAACGATGAGGAATCACATCATCTTCCTCGGCACGCAACTGGACGCAGAGCGAAAAGCAAGCATCGCAAAGACGGAGCTTCTGCGCCGCCTGCTTGACCGCGAAGACCTTGGCTGGGCAGTGAGCAACGAGGTGCGCAGCCTGGTCTACCACGTTCTCACCGACGAGTACATGGCAGCGCGTGACAAGGAGCAAAAACGTGATTGAGCTACGCCCATCAGCAGCAGATCGCTGGATCGCCTGCCCGGCCAGCGCAAGGCTATCCAAAGGCATACCGCCAACGCCGGCAGGTGACGCGGCGCAAGCTGGCACTGCCATTCACGCGCTCGCGGAGGACTGCTATCAGTTCGACTCTGACCCTCTATCGCACATCGGCGCGACCGTTGAAGGCGTCAAGCTCGCGCAGTGGCATTGCGAGATGGCCGCAGAACATGTCCAGTGCATCAGGGACATTGAGGATTTCGTCGGCAGGTACAACGTCAAGATTGAGGCGAAGGTGTCGTACCTGGAGAACGATCAGGTCACGCTGCGCGGAACTGCCGATGTCATCGGCGTGGCGCAGACAAAGAAGGTTCTCATCATCGCGGATCTGAAGACCGGCGCTGGCTACGTCGACGAGGACAACGAGCAGCTTAAGATATATGCCCTGGCGGCGCTTAAGACGCTCAAGCCGCAAGGCATTGAGATCATCGAGCTGCACATCAACCAGCCGAGAACTGGCGGTGTTCGGGTTCACGTTATGAGCATCGACAGTCTCAGGAAGTGGGAGCAGGAAACTCTCCTGCCTGCGATCACGGAAGCGATTGATCCGAACTGCCAGCCCAGGCCGTCGGACAAAGCCTGCCAGTGGTGCCCAGCGAAGCTGACATGCCCTGCGCAGCAGGAGTCCTTCGCAGTCATCGAGGCGCAGCCCAACATCACCGCGATGACGAAGGAGGAGATTAAGTCGGTGATGGTGACGCTGACCGATGAGCAGGTCAGCAGCCTGCTTGATCGGGCACCTGTCGTCGAGTCATTTATCGACGCGCTTCGCAAGCACGCCCTTGAGCGCATGAAGGGCGGGGGCACGCTGCCTGGCTGGCAGCTCGCGCCCAAGCGTGGCACGCGCAAGTGGGTGGACGAAAAGAAAGCCAAGGAAGCACTTATCGAGGCTGGAATTAATAAAGATGTTCTCTATTCAACAGAGTTCATCTCACCAGCAGCAGCAGAAAAGCTGCTGGATAAAGAGCAAAAGGTAATCCTTGAAGAGCTGACCGTGAAGGAAAGTTCGGGGGTCACCATTGCAAGAGACGCATCCCTGCGT